CGGCGATTAAAGCCTTTAAGGATATTATATTTACCACCGACAATAACAGTATCGGTGCCAGCGTCAATCTTGAACAGATCAGCGTTTGTATCGCCTTCAACCCTGAAGTCAATATCATTTCCTGCATCATTAAACACCACCTCGCTAGTGCCAATTTTGAGGCGTTCAACACTGTTAGTGCTGATGGCTACTTGGTCTGCGCCGGGCGAAAAAATGCCGGTATTAAGATCGCCGGTAAAGGTATAACTAGGAGTAGAAGCAGAACCCAGCAGAACATCAACAGGGAGAGCTGACGTAACGGCAGTGGTGCTAGTCGTGACTCGTGCCGTGCCACCCGTAGTAATTGCAAATTGATTGGTGCCCGCTCGGAAGATGCCTGTGTCGAGGTCGTCGCGGAAGGCTAGTCCGGGCAGTGCCGCCGTACCGTCCTCCATCGTCAACGTGCCGTCGAGCTGCATGATCTCGATCCAGGCACTATTGGCGCTGTTGCGGAGCTTGAGGGTATTGGTTGTCGTATCTGCCCACCACTGGTACGCGTAGGTGGTAGCTGGTGCGGTGGCGCCGCTGTTGTTGGTGACGATGGCAGCGAGCTGACCGTTGAGATCGGAACGTACAGCCGCGCCGGTGCCATTACTTACGATGTAATCAGCTTGTGCCATGAGCCAGACCGCTTGACGGCAGTGTTTGTCCTACTTTAACCGCCCCTGCCATAACCGACCGCACTCCAGTTGAAGTTACGGTTGACCGCAGTTCCTGCTGAGTTCTTGAACGTGACGGTAAATCCTGTGGCGCTGACACTGGTGACCTCAAAGAAGTCGCCTGAACCCATGTTCTGAGCAGTGATGCCGATGCTAGGCAGGTATGCATTTAATCCGCCAAGGCTTGCGGTGCCTACAAAGAAGGGATTGGCAAACGTGATGACCTTTGCCCCTGCGCCGCTGCTAATGACACCATCGCTATTTTCTGTACGGCGCTGGAATGTCGCGTCATAACCCAGTTCGTCTACCAGGATGTTCTGGTCAACAGCAGAACTGGTCAAATCAGCACGGAACTCAAAGGCACGAGCGCGGAAGGCACCGTTCACGAACTCTTGGTAGGCGCTCCAGGTTGGTGTGCCGGCAGGGTTATCGTTTGTCATCCGTAGCATCAGTTTTGCATTTACCTTGTCTGTGATGCCGCCATCGAAATCACTCCAGTCATCAACAGTATTTGTGCGCGAGTCAATCAGATCAGACGGGAAGTAACCACGGGTGACAAAATACCGGCGCAGGTCAAGTGCAAAAATAGCGCCGAGATCAAGCGTATTAGCAAAGGAATAAGTGCCACTACTGGCTACATCGCCAGTCACATCAAACGCTGTTATCGCATCAAAATCAGCTATCGAATCAAGCAGAGCAGTGCCATCCAGCGTGAGCGCGTCGTATTCCTCGCTGTAGAACACCGTGGTCTTGCTGCCTTGGAAGGGCGGCGTGTCGGCATCTTCTCGCCGTGATTGCACGAGAAGATTGCCCAGAGCATCGGGCAAATCAATGATCACGCTGGTTTCAGTCGTTGACTGGCGGCCGCCATCGTCTTCAAACTTGACCAAGACCTCGCCTTCCACAAGCGGGATGATTGCCTCGGTAGAGCTGCCGGATTTAGCGGGGATCAGGTCAACACTGTTGCTCCAAGTTGCCGTGCCATCGGTAAGGCTGCTGTGGCGGATGTGGATTTTGCCACCGACTTTTACGTCAAGGTCAACGGTCTCAGTCCAGCGCAGACGACCGGAGTTATTGTTGATGGCTTCAAAGGTAAGATTCTGCACATTGCCTGGCACTGCTGTTTTGCCAACCAACTCAAATTCAGCGACAGCAATGTCGCTTACTTTGTTGAGATAATTTGCTGCTGTAATTTGAACATATAGCCGACCCTGCCGTGTATTTTTAATTTGCAGTGATGGTGATGTTGTATTGGCTTGATTCCAGTTGTCGTTATCAATGCGCCACTTCACACGAAACTCATTGACGCGCTGCTTCGGACTGATCCAGCCCAGGTCATAGCCAGAGAAGACGTTCTGCCCGTCTTGATATAGATATTCCGTGCCTGAAATGCTGCTTGGTGCGGCTGGCTTAGCGGATAGGTTGGTGATGTCACGCTCAGTTAGCTTGAGATCCGCTTCGATTGCTGCGTAAATGCTGCTGTTGTATTCCAAGGCGGTTACGCCGTAGATGCCGTCTTCAGCTTCAGCAACATTCAACACGCGATATTGCTGGGATTGCAGATCAGTTGTTTGCACCAGCCAGATTGTGTTGGCATTTGGTGCTTCGCTAAAAGCGCTGCTGACAGTTACAACGCCGCTGCTGATGCTGCTAATGGATTTGGTTTCCACCAAGCCCGTGGGCATCAACACCGAAATTGTTGGGCTGTTGGATAGGTTGACGGTCAGGTCAGTGCTGCTGTCAATCGTGATTGCGGTTGTGGTGGCGGATTTAACGCGACCGCTGCGACGTGAGCCAGCTTTCAACGGGTCGGCTATGTCAATCACCATGCCGGGACGCAGGATGATGCCGCTGTCGATTGAAACGGAGAAGGTAACAATTTCGGTAAGGTTTTGTTCGCTTAGCAATGCCCATTTACCGGCACGGCGGGCTTGCCCTTGGCTATAACAACCCAGCGCCTTGATGTCTTTGTTGATGATGCCGTATTTAGCGACAGCATCTTGATCTTCAACGTATTCGTACTCAACCTCGCCCAAGGTGTCGTAAGACTGCCAAGCAACGGTCGCGCAGGTGTGACGTGCTTTTTGTGATGTGCCGCTATAAACAAACAAACCATCTATGACATTGCTTGGACCCAGCAGATATTGCGAGTCGGTGGGCTTGTCTTGCTGTAATACCAGCGACCCGGCGCCATAATATGCAATGCCACGAAATAGGCTGGTCATCTCTTGGATGACGTTGTAGACCTCATCACGGCTGTTAATTAGCAGGTTGCAGGAGAAGCGTGGTTCTTGCCCGCCCTTGCCGTTGTCAACTAGCGTGTTGCAATATTGGCTGATTGCAAAGAAGTCATACTTGTCAAGGCTGCTCGTTGGGATAGAGGCGCCATAGCGTGTGTTAGTCAGCAAATCCCACAGGCACCAGGCTGGGTCATTACACCATGTTGCTGCGCTGAATGTACCATTCCAAACGCCAGCATATGTGACACGCCCAATATGCGTTGTGGTGTCTACAGACGCATTGGATGGCAGTTGGATTTTAATGCCACGAATTAGATATTTGCGTGTTGGGATTGAGTCAAACTGTCGAGAGTCAAAGCGCAAAAATGATAATGCACTGTTGGGGTAGCGCAGTTTCTCGTCAATGATTTCTGTATAGCTGAACCAGAATGTCTGGCTTTGACGCTTGGCTGATGATTCGTCAGCGCTAACACGTACTACGCGAACATCAACGGGAAACGCCCCGCTCAGCGTCAGCATGTAATCACGCTGATACGAGTTGCTAGTTTTGCCGCTAATGGTATCACTGACCACAGTGCTATAACCGCCGCCGTTGTACTGAACTTTGATTTCTATACTCACGTTATTACCAACAATATCGCCATTGTCTAGAATAAATTGCAGTGACGGCACTTGTAGCGTGACGCGCACGCGGTCAACATCTGTATCTGTAATTGTGCGGGTAATTGGTGTCGCCTTGACAACTTCTACGTTGACGGCTTCTTCCCTTTCTGTTCCAACCTGCTGGCTGATATAGGCTTGGGCTTGTGTGCCATTGCGGGTGACGATTGTAAAACCCGAGAAGTTGTTGTTGCCGGCAGCATCTTGAACTGGTGTCCCTGATAGAAAAACACCCTTGTTGCCATTTTCAATGCCTTGGATCTCGCCTTCTGATAACAGGTCAAGCACATTGCCGAACTGAACAGATTGCAGTGAATCGTCAGCTTCTGTTGGTGTACGGCTTTGACCACCACCACCGCCACCACCTTTGCTACCACCACCACCTCCACCGCCGCCACCAGAACCTGCAATGCCAAGACCAAGACCCGCGTTATGGACACGGATACCAGCAGCAATAAAGGTATGGTGCCCTTCAACCGTCAGGTTGTAGACAGTGCCAGTGCCCGCGTTTGTTTTGCTGACGATGGGGCGCAGGTGCCCGTTGTGGTCAACTAGGCAGTCATCTGTGCCAAGGGTGTCAATTTCGACAAAGGCATTGAACTGGTTGAGTACCCAGTGGTTTGGCGTAGCGTCAAGAATCTGACCGCCCCAGAGCATGTAGCTGGTGACAGGTTCGTTGTGGTGCTCGTGGACCTTGAGCACTGCAGCTTCATGAATTTTGCCGTCGTGGTCAAAGCTCCAGACCAGATCACCTAGCTGCAGTTCATCAATGCGGCGTTCACCGCTTGGTGTGGCGATCAGGGTATGCCCTAAAAAGCAACCGCCGCCACCACCGCCGCCACCAGCACCAACAATCCGTGTCATATCTGTTGATCCACGTCAAGCCCACTAGAGAGGACAGCGGAACCTACAAAACAACGCCCGTAAGCGATGGGCACGGGTAATCCTTGCTTTGCAGTATTGACAATGCCGCTGAAGGTAAATGACTCCATTTTTGCTGCTTCACGACCACGCTCCATAGGATTCATGGATGCTGAGGACATTATTGGAGCAGGCGAGATAGCTTGCGCAATGCCACCCAAAACCAAGGCTGCGCCCATACCACTTAAAGCAACGCCTAATGTAGTTAATGCACCAGCCGTGCCAGTGGTAGCCGCCGCTCCTGCACCAAACAAACCGGTTGTGCCGAACAAACCAGCACCAGGCAGCAAAAACGAGAGCGCAACCAAGCCAAAACCGATGCCGATTTGCGCGGCGCTATTACCTCCAGCACCTGCGAGCACTGGAGTAATACTCAAGACCTCACGTTCACTCCATGGGCAAAGGGCAAGCACTGCATTGTTTTCATCAATCTTCTCTTTGCCGATACTCACTCGATAGCTAACGCCATCCTTTTCGCTATTCAATAGCCACGTATCTAGCCCAGGAAAGTTGACACACAACGCCTTAAATGCCTGCGCGGGCGTTTCTGCATCAAATTCAAAACGGCATTGCCCCAGCTTTTTGCGGAGTGCGCCGTAGACCTTAACGACTTTCATGCCGAAGGGCGCAGGCAGTGCTCTTCAAATAATAACCGCCGTATAGATCCCTGCTACTGAGCCGCCTTTGCAGGTGATGGATCATCAACTGATCGCCCAGGTACACCGCCGCATGGTTGGGCAGCGATGACTCCATGTGCATCAAGATGGCGTCACCGTACTGCAGCTCATCCAGTGGTATCTGGTGGAAGCCCTCCTTGGCGAAGTTGTCCATGTACAGGCTTTCGCCCTTGAGCCAGAACTGATCGCGGCGGTCGTAGTCCTTCAGATCCAGCCCAAACTCCCGCTTGTACCAGTCCCTGCAGAGGCTGTAACAATCAACAATGCCGAACACAAACTCACGCCCAACGTAGGGCAGCTCGAATCCATCAGGCTCGCAGTAGCCCCACAGCTCGGTCTGGGGATTCACAATATGCCAGGGCAACCCGGATTTTTCGCACGCCACACGATCTGCCTGTGATGGAGCGTGGTTGGTCTTGGGATGGCTATGGACTACCGCCACGATTTCGCCCTGATCCTCAACCTCGGCGTACTGCAGCGGATCCAAAACAAAGTGCTCATCTGGGGTTTCTGCCAGATTGCGGCATGGAAAGTACCGCTTGCGTCCTTTGATGACAGCAACAAGCCCGCAGGATTCAACAGGGAACTCAGCCTTGGCGTGCTCCAGTGCCTGCTGCTGGATGGTTTTTGACAGATTCATTCGGTCAAACCTGCACCGGGGAACGAGCCAAAGGGTAATTCAGCCGTGGCGCCAAACCGCAGTTTGCACGAGCTGAGGCGTTTGCCGCACTTGTCGGCAGCCAATGTGGCAACAGATTGATCGTTGACGTTGAAATAAGTAGAGCCTGTGTAGCTGCACTCCGTGCTGCGGTACTGCCATTGGCAGATGTTGGCGATGATCTGCCGCTTAGGAATCATCGCACCAGCGAGATCAAATTTGCTCGCTAGCTCAAAGCTGACGCTATCGCGGCTTTCGCTTGCCTTGCGATCTATAAACCAAATTTCATCTGGGAATTTGGCGTGGGGATCTGCTGCTGCTTGACCGTCTAGATATTTTTTCAGTGTGCGGATGCGCTTGACGGTGGCACCACCAAGGTCATTGCCTGCTGTGGTGGCATTTACGAGCAACAGTAGTGTTGTCATCGTGCCGTCTAGGTTGGCGATGGTCAGCGTGGGGCGCGGCAGTGTGCCGGTGTTGGTGTACTCAAAGCCCTCCGCTTTGACTGGTAGGCGGGTGTATGAGTTGCCGTTCCAGACGATGTTGCCGCTGACGTTAGCGTTAGCACCATTATGGAAGCGGTAGGTGTCGTTGCTACCGTGCAACGTTGTGTCCAACGTCAGTTCAAACAACTCGATAATTGCGCTAGGTGCAATGGCAGCTAGATCCTCGTAGCTGCTAGCAATCGCAACCCAGGTGACGGTGTTATCGGTGATATAACTGCCAATGTCTGTTGCCCAGGACGGCTCTGTGGCGCCACTGGTGCCAGCTACCGTGCATTGGAAAACCAGACCTGATGCCTGTAGCGTTGTAGAACGCCGGATGTTGCCAACGGCAAAGGCAGTGCTAGCGGTCCAGGGTGCGTATGCCATTACGGTTCAAATACCTGACGGAAAGTAGCACTGATTGTTGCACGACCTGTGTATGGAATCACCTTATCCCATGACTCACAAACCCACTTGTAGGTGACGCCTTCTGCAGGTGGCGCCCAATCAAAGCTGGCATTGTCTGCAGCACGAGCATCTAAAAAGGTCTCTATGGTGTCGCTGTTTGCCTCTGTAATGTTCTGCCAGGTCAAGGTCCAGACCTTTGGGTTTTGATTCAGTGAATATGTCAAGCGTTGTTCGTAGCCATCACCAAAGCGAACCGTGCGGACAATAGGCTGGCTAGCCTTTGCTGCACCGTAGGTGGGATCAATAGATGGAAAGGTAGCCATTAAGCGAGCAAGCCTCCAGGACGCTTTTGCTTGATCAGCTCTTGCTGCACGGCGATGCCAATAGCTTTACCGAGAGCATTAGCCTGTTGCCCATCACCTTGCACGTTACTGCCGCCTGCGTCTACGTTAACGACAACGTTACCCATGCCACCAAAACTGCCGGCGGGTGCGATGCCACCACTGCGACCTGGCATGAAGAGTTCAGGACCACGCTCGCCTACGAGATAGCTTTGACCAGCCATGACAGAGCCGCCACCGGCTCGCTTAAATAATCCCCCAAGCAAGCCGCCGCCAGTACCAGTGCCCGATAATGCTCCAAATAGTGCCATGTTGACAGCTACATCCAACAACTTGTTGGCTATGTTATTCAACAAATTAGTGGTAACCTCTTGCAGACTCTTCGTGCCATCAATGGCGCCCTGTATAGCGCCAATAACACCGTCCTTAATGGACATGCCAATGTCGGCATAAAGCTGTTTAAGTTGAGTAGCAGCTTCAACTTGTTGCTTCAGGGCATTGTTGCGGTCCAGAAGTGCCTTGACTTGCCCTTCGTCCAATCCTTTTGTATCTTTCATAATTTCAGCAATCTGTTGCTTGAGCAAAACTTCCGCTTCATTGCCTCGCAATTTTGCTTGCAGCAATTCGCTTTCTTCTTCTATAGTTTTGATTCTTTCAATGCCAGTTTCGCGTTGCTGCAAATCAAGCGCGGCAATTTCTTGCGCTGTTTGAATTTGGCTTTGAGCCAACTGTTCAGTAATTTTTGCAATACCTAGACGTTTTTCGGCTGCAGGCACAGAGCTTTGTTCAATGGCACGAGCTTGATATAGAAGTTCGGTTTCGCGCCCAAGACCTTGCAAGCGAATTTCTTCTTCTTTGTTCTTGGCTAAGGCGGCTTGAGCAAGCAAACCTTGTAACTGTGTCTGTTGTTGCAGAAGGGAAAGTTCGCGGGTTAGTTCGGGAATTTGACTTTCGCGTGGTTTTTTGCGTTTCTTCTTTTTATCTTCATCGCCAGCACCTAGATCAGTTGTGCTGGGCAAAGTGCTTGGCTGTTCGGGACGGGTAGGCAATCCAATTACGCCCTGAGCAAATGCTGCACGTTCCTTGAGCAGAATTCCACGTTCACCACGAGCCGCAGGGGTCATGCCGCCAACAAGCGGGGCTAGAGGGCCTAAGAAGCTCTTGGCAATTTCAATAGGTGATTGCAGCGTTTGTTGTTCTTGGCGAATTGCCTTAAGTGTTGCCCGAGCCGCTTGCTTACTTCCCGCCGGCGCAGCCCCAGCAAACACAGCAGCAGCACCACCTTTTTCACGTTGACCACGTAGACGATTGATTTCGGTTCTGGCTTGAATGAATTCTTGCAGACCAGAAACAGCCAAATTGATGGCAACAGTAATTACACCAAGAGCCGCTAAAGATTGCAGGCTGGCAACAAGTGGATTGATCTTGCCCGACGCTGCTGCCGATTGCGTAGCAAGCGCCTTTGCGTTGTTTGTGTAAAGACTAAACGCCGATGCAGACGTTGCGGCGGCGGCACCACTTGCAACAAGCGTACCTACCAAGGCAACACGAATCGCAATAATCCCCTCAAGTGCTTTTTTGACGAGTAAAACTTGAATGGCAAGACGGACAAGCTCAATCGTTGTATTTTTAACTGGCTCAGGTAGCCCAGTAATTGTCCTAACCAGTGAGGTCAAATCCTTGACTAGCGGTGCAACCAAGGGCAGCAATTCATTACCCAAGGCGATCTGCAAATCGTCAACAGCGTTTTGAAAATCCTTGAATTTTTGGATATCGCTTTGCTGAATAATTTGTGCAATCTTGCCAGCGCCTTCGGTTTCAATACGACGCAGAGCGGCAACAACAACCTCAGAGGTTAATTTACCTTGCTTTGCGTAATCTTTTAGATCGCCTGCGGCAATTCCGGTTTGCTGGCTGATGGCAACCAAAATACCTGGCACCAGTTCAGCAATCGACCTAAACTCATCGCCTTGAAGACGACCAGAGCCAAGGGCTTGGGCAAGTTGGGTAAATGCTGCGGAAGCCTCTGCACCAGTTGTGCCAGATAAACGGGCAACAGTATTGAAGCCAGTAAATGTACTTTGAATATCTTTGAGCGATACACCAAGTGGACGAAGACGGGCGTAAATATTGGTGACGCCTTCGGCTGCCTCGCGATTGCTTAGACCAAAGCGACGAGCGGATTCCGCCGCGAATCGTTGTACGCGGGCTGTATCACCATACTGAGCCGTTAAAAGTTTTAAGCGCAGTTGCAGATCATTAAAACTGGCAGCTGCCTGTACTGCCTGACGACCAATTTGAATTAGGGCAAGACCAGCAGCGGCACGCTTTAGTCCGTCAAGGGCGTTTTGAGTTTCCTTTGATGCCGCGTTGATTTGACGCAGGCTGTTGACGGCATCACTACTTCTTACCTGTACGTCAACGACTGCGACAGCGGTCACGATCAAGCCTCCCGATAATGAAAGTCTACCGCCGGGACTTTGCCTTATCTATCTCGGCTCTTTCACGCTTGCCCTTGACCTCGTAGTAAGCAGCAAAGTAAACGAACTCGGCTTCAGTCAGTTCAGCCCGTAATCGGCTTACCGTCATGCCCAGTTCTGTTGCTAGGAAGAACTCAAAAAACAGCCACGAGTCTTCCTCTA